CCTGGCTCTGTGGGCCATAGTCTCTGCTTTGCCGATTCTTCTCTAATTGGTTCGCTCCATCCAGTAGCGAGAAGCTCTATACGTGTTGGGAATCCTGTTCCTTCTAACGCATCTGCTCGCTCTATCATTCCGGCGCGTTCCATCCATCTCAGTGCACTGAATCTTGGCTTGACACCTCTAACGTCAACAAGACGTCTCCAGATATCGAGACATGTCATGTAGAAACGATAGTTCCTACCCATGTCTGCCATCGCTAACCCCTTCGCTGAAGCGGCTAAGCGTGTCCAGTCCTGATCTCTTTCTGGGAAAAACAAATGTCTAAGCATGTCTTCTTCTGTCCTGTAAGCTAACCCACAGTTATTGAAGTAACCTAGCACTGTCATTCCACTTAATCTTTTGCCAATTTTTGATTTTTTTATATTTAACGCAGCATTGAAATAAAATTTCGCACATTCAGCTAACCTAACAAGGAAATCTGGTCCGTAAATCTCAAAAGTACGCTCGAAGAAAGAAACGAGTGAATCGTCTCCTTGTACTCGAATCCAAAAGCGGTCTGAATTGATGTTAATTCCTAGCGCTGATAAGCACGTCAGAATCATTATCATATTAGCAAAGGAATCCATCAACTGTGTCTGTTGATATCCCGATCCAAAGCCATTATGTGTCCATCGATATAATCGACCGTCTGGTAACAAAATTGGTGTAAAGAAAATACAATAGCACATCCATTTCCATAGCCGTTCTAAATGCCACGGATCTTTGGGTCTGCCATTTGGATAAAAAAAAGTTGGCGCGTAATAATCAAAACTAAAGTAACTCCTCCATATATTATGGACAACGCTCATTAACTCGAAAAGCAATCGTTTGTCGAACTGCCTCCAATCAATCGTTAGCACTGTATTAGGTGATCCTCCACTCTCGATCTCTCGCATCAGCTTCTTCCATCCACCCTTCATAATTTCACGACCCCAGAGCATTCGTCCTTCATCATTATTCAAGTAACATCGTTGCATCTGCCAGATGAAACAATTTTCAACTTGAAGTAGAAGCTTGGTTGATCCAAACACGGCTCTAATCTTATCTGGTTCGTCACTACTTACAACGTGTGAACGTGCATGTAAAGTGTTCCAATAGTATGGAATTGGAATTCCATCTGTTGTCCAGAAATTTCTAGATCCATATTTTATCTCATGTACAAGACTTCGATTATAGACAAAAATCTCGTTATATAGGTTGTGAAAATTAGGTGTATCATCACGAATAATCCCTATGGCTTGTTTGTATCTAAGCCACTCGCGAACACGAAAGTATTTCGAAACCTTTCCTTTAAAATAACTCCATGCTGTATCTTCCCAGTCATAGGTCGTTTGGAATGGTACGAATTTGAAATCATTCAAATTCCAAGGTGCTTCAGCACTAACAGGTAGTGTCCAAGGGTAATACCTCAAATCCGGGTAAGCCACTGGATACAACATTTCTGCTGGTTTGAAACTATCCTTCGTCATCTGAACTGCTTTCATAAAGTGTTCATCTTTGGGAATTGGATGCCTCGGCTGTTCTGTTCCGAAAAAGTCACGTATTACGGCCTCATCTGAAAAGTCTGATCGTCGATTCGTCAATACTTGATTGATCTCATCCTGTGAAAAGAACTTTGATGTGGAGCTCATAACAATCTGATCTCGGTGCTCAATCACTGAGTCAGGTAACTTAAACTCAAAACGCCATGGAATAATCCATTTCGCAATCTTCTTAATAAACTTAATATTCATTTTGCGTGATTCTAATAATCACTAGTAGCGGTTTTCGTTGAACAAATCATAAAGATTTG